TGATACAGTTCTTATTGCTAATGAAATGAATCGATACCACCACATCGATAACCGTCTCCAATTTGACTTTTTTATAAATATAGTTAGAAAGAAAAAACGGTTCTCTAAATGGATTAAACCTGAGACCGTCAGTGACGTGGAAGTTGTTAAGGAATATTATGGCTACAGCAATGAAAAAGCTCGCCAAGCCTTAACCCTTCTCACAACCGAACAACTAGATATATTGAAGAAGAAGGTTTTTAAAGGTGGGAGAAAATAATCCCAATATACATCGATTTGAAGATATTATTGAGCTCGATCTATCTATAGATACTGAGCTAGCAATAAATGAATTGAAACAAGTTCCTGCATCCAATTGGAGGCCAGAAAAGGGTAGATTGTATCTAGATTTCATAGGCGATCAAAATTTAGAAAATAATGTACGTCCTAACGATTCTCTAGAGCATTCTCCTACTATTAAGGACTTCCTTCAAAAAATTCCTGATGTGCGTAAAATGACATGCCAACGTATGGATTCAGGAGTCTTTTTTGCCCCACACAGAGACTTTTTTAAAGGTGGCGAGCGTTTCAGGATTTTAGTTGCTTTAAATAATACTGAAATGGAAGAATATATTTTCTTCTATGACGGAAAGATATTTGAATTTAAACCTGGAAAGGCGTACGTTATAAATACAGCTAGAATTCATGGAAGTATGAGCTTTATTGACGAAACATATCATTTACGTTTGTCGGTTAATCTTACTGACGAGAGTATAAAATTTTTAAACAAAACTATGCGGTTTGGTAAGCCTGGTGATGTAGCACCAGTTTATTTTCCAGACGAGGGAATTTGGAAATCAAGGTGATTAAGGTGGAAGAAAATAACAATAATATTGTTGAGTGGAGTCCTGGCTCAATGCTTGAGGTTACCCTCAACGAGCCTGATGATTTTTTAAAAGTTAGAGAGACTCTAACTAGGATTGGCGTAGCATCGAGAAAGGATAATAAACTTTATCAGTCATGTCATATCCTACATAAACAAGGACGTTACTTCATTGTGCATTTTAAAGAATTGTTTCTCTTAGATGGAAAGAAGTCCAACTTAGAAGAAAACGACATTGCTCGAAGAAACACAATTGCACAATTAATAAGCGACTGGGGATTAGTAACAATTGAGAATACTTCTGCAATTGAACCATTAGCCCCGTTAAGACAAATTAAAATTATTTCCTTTAAGGATAAGGACAACTGGGAATTGTGTCCCAAATATAACATTGGTAACAAGTGAGATAAATTATGCCTCAAGTTAATTCGAGAATTGGAACAAGAGTTCCAACTACTACAGTATATGCAAGAGTTAGAGATGAAACAATTGACAGTCCAAATCCCTTTAGGTGGGATCTAAAACATTCAAGTGACTATTTTGCTGGACGTAGAGTAGTGTTCTTTTCTCTTCCAGGAGCTTTCACACCAACGTGTTCTAATAGCCAGCTTCCTGGTTTTGAACAGAACTTCGATAAGTTCAAGGAGCATGGTATTGATGGAATTATTTGCGCTTCTGTCAACGATGCGTTTGTAATGCATTGTTGGTTCAAAGATCAAGACATTGTAAACGTTGAAGCTTTTCCAGATGGTAATGGTGAGTTTACGATTTCATTGGGTATGTTAGTTAATAAAAGACATCTAGGCTTTGGAGACAGAAGTTGGAGATATGCTATGATTGTAAATGATGGTGTTATCGAGGCTTGGTTTGAAGAACCTGGAATGAATGGAGTAGGTAGTGATGCTGATCCATATGGCGAGACATCTCCTGAAAATATTTTAGGTTTATTAGAATATTTAAAAGAAGAATCGTTGAAAAACACAAATTAATCCTTATATATAATAGTGGATGCGGAATGGTTCCGGTCCAAGTAACATAACCTTGCTTTAACTAGGAGGTCAATCATGACAGCACAAGGTGTACATAATCTTTTCCCACGTTCAGCGTTTGTAGGGTTTGATCATTTATTTGATGAGCTCGACCGTGTCGCGAGGCATGCGAACGATAACTATCCCCCTCACAACATCGTCAAGGTAGACGACACAAATTATTTAATCGAACTAGCAGTCGCTGGTTTTGCTCGCAATGAGCTCGAGATTGAAGTGAAGGATAGATCGCTGAAGGTCAGGGGTAAGCATGAAAATCGCGGAAGAGAATACATCCATAAGAGTATCTCAACTAAGAAATTCGATAAAACATTTCGTTTGTCTGAATATGTTCAGGTAAATGGAGCAGATCTTACAGATGGCATACTTGCTATTGGACTAGAAGTTGTTATCCCAGAAGAGATGCGTCCTCGTCAAATTGAAATTAATTCAAACGGTCGAGGTATTACACATGACAACAGCAACACACTATCCGGAGAATCGCAGAGCGAGCTTCTCTTGGAAGAAGGCGCTAGCGCCAGTAACTAACTTCTTTGTTCGCATCTTTGAGGCGTTCATTGAAGCCCGTCAATTACAGGCGGCATTGGAGACAGCACATCATTTGAAAACGCATAATGCAGATTTCAAAGATATGTCTCACCATGAAATCATTCAGTATATTATGAATGATATTAAAAAGTAACACACAACAGAGGACACACACATGTCAACAAAATCACCTTTCGAACTTCGTTTCGATGTATTAAAGATGGCTAAAGAGCTGATGGATCAACAGTACGAAATTGCTCAACAGCAGTATTGGACTATGATAGAAAACGCTAAAGAACAGTCTAAAGACGTTCAAGAAGTGTTTGAAAAGTACACTCCAAAAATGTACCAACCATCAGAGATCATGTCTAAGGCAGAAGAGCTTTACACATTTGTCACTAAAAAGGACTAAGCCAATGTGGCCATACACTCAAGAAGAATATGATGAGTGGTTTGGTTCGTACTAAATAGGGGGGGCAACAGCTCCCCTTATCTATTTTTAGGAGAAAATAATGCAACTAAGTAAAAATTTTACAATGGCTGAGTTCACAAAGTCGCAGACTGCGGAACGTCAGGGCATTGACAATACCCCAGAAGGAGAGCATCTAGATGCAGCGATCGCTCTTTTCGAGAATGTTGTACAACCTGTACGAGATAATTTTGGTACTACTGTCATTAATAGTGGTTATCGTTCCCCTGACCTTAATGCTGCTGTTGGCGGATCTAGTAAGAGTCAGCACTGCAAAGGTGAAGCGGCTGATATTGAATGTCCGGGAACACCCAATGCAGATCTTGCACAATGGATTGCTGATAATCTTGATTTTGATCAGCTTATCCTTGAGTTTTATACTCCTGGTATACCTGATTCTGGTTGGGTACATGTTAGTTACAAAGCAGATGGCTCTAACCGTGGGTCCATCCTTACTGCTAGTCGTGTAGACGGTAAGACTGTTTACAGTGAAGGAATCAATGCTTAAAGATAAAGCACGAAATATTTGGCTGAAGCTGTTAAGGGCTGAGGCCAAACATCGTTCTAAGAAAATTAAAAAACATGAGCAGCGATTAATTCAAATCGAAATGGAGTTAAAAGATAAATGGGATACATAGCAGGTGTAATGTTTCTTCTCCTGCTTGTTGTTGGCGGTGCGGGTGGTTGGTACTACAACGATAGTCAAGCCCGCATGGCTACTTTGAGAGAAAATAATGCTCGTCTTGAAGTTGCTGTTGAAACTGCCGAACAAAGCATGAACACAATGAAAGAAGAAATGGCACGTAATCAAGAGTTAATGAATGAGCTTTCTGCTAAGTTGCAAAAAGCTGAAAAGTATGGTGATGATCTTAGAAACAAGCTAAGACAATTAGACTTGGTTCAAAAGGCAATCAAAGATCCAAACGAACTACAAGGTAAGATGAATGGTGCAACAGCAAAACTATGGCGTTCTATCGTCGAAGATACTGGCGGTACTCCTGACCCTAACCTTCCTGAGTGGCTGCAGCCTGAACCCGTTCAGTCGGCCACCGGAACCGGAAGTCAAGGTAGTGACCAAAGTGGAGAAAACAGTAATCCCGACAGTGTCCAGGCCGAAGCCAGTCCAGTTAACTGATACAAAAATTTATGTAGTCAATGGTGACAACTTAGAAAACTTTATTGCTGAGTTCAAAGAGACTCACGGTGAAGTAGCTTACGTTGCATTGTCTATGAAGGACTATGAGAACTTAGCATTGAATGTTGCTGAGCTCAGGCGTTTTATTAATCAACAGACTCAAGTAATCATATATTATGAAGAGGCTGTGACGCCACCTAAAGAAGAGAAGGAAGAAACAAAATAGTTGACTATTCACATAAGTTTGAGTATAATGCAAATGTGAAGTGGAGAGACTATGAATTTCTATACATCTGTCAACCGGTTTGGCAACAACATTCTATATCGTGGTGTTGAGAACGGTGAGAAGGTAGCATACAAGATACCTTTTCAACCTACTCTCTTTCTACCCACAAACTATAAGACTGGATGGGTATCACCTACTGGTCTTAATTTAGAACCTCAGCTTATGGACAACATGTATGCTGCAGGTCAAAAAATAAAAGAATACGAAGACGTTGAGAACATAGACGTATATGGAATGAATAACTTTGTTACTCAGTTCATAGCAGATAAGTTTCCTAATCAGATTAAGTTTGATAAAGATAAGATCAATGTCACTACTATTGACATTGAGGTAGCCTCAGACGATGGATTCCCATTTGTATCTGAAGCTGCTCATCCCGTGATTACCATTACGTGTAAGAACAACATCGATAACATATACCACGTGTGGGGTCTTTACGATTACGACACATCTAAGTCTATCATAAAAGATACTCATGAGGTTGTGTATAAAAGATGTAACGATGAAGCGGAACTGCTTGCTGACTTTCTCAAGTTCTGGCATGATCCTACCTACTGTCCAGATGTGGTAACAGGATGGAACACTAGACTGTTTGATATTCCATACCTTGTTCGTAGAGTCAATAAAGTGCTTGGTGGAGACGCGTCTAAGAAGTTCTCTCCATGGAAAGTCATCGACGAACGTAATATTGTTATTGCAGGTCGTCCTAACATTGCATATGACTTAGCTGGTGTGCAGCAGTTAGATTACTATGACTTGTTTAAGAAGTTTGGATATGCTTATGGTCAGCAAGAGAGCTACAAGCTAGATCATATTGCTCATGTTGTTCTTGGTGAACGTAAGTTATCGTATGAAGAGTATGGTAACCTTTTCTCTTTGTATAGACACGACTTTCAGAAGTTTGTTGACTACAACATTAAGGACGTCGAGCTTGTTGATCGATTAGAAGAGAAGATGAATCTGATCACACTTGCTATGACGATGGCATATCGCGGTGGTGTGAACTACGCAGATACGTTTGGTACTACTCAGATTTGGGACGCTATCATCTATCGTATTCTAAACCAGATGAACGTAGCTGTTCCTCCCAGAAAGAATATGTCTAAGACAAAGTATCCTGGTGCGTATGTGAAAGATCCTCAGGTTGGTATGCATGATTGGGTCGTATCGTTTGACTTGAACTCTCTGTATCCTAACATTATTGTACAATATAATATGAGCATCGAGACTATTGATTCGTTTCACTCAGGTGTAGACGTCGATAAGATACTTGATGATACGTACTACAGAAACGATACAGACACGTGTATGGCTGCTTCTGGTGTTAGATTTAAGAAAGATAAGCAGGGTATTGTTCCTACAGTTATTAAACAATATTATGATGAACGACGAGAGATCAAGAATAAAATGCTTGCTGCTGAGCAGGCTCTACAAGATCTTGGTAAAGACTCTTCTTATGTGAAACAAATTATTGAAAGTACCGAGCAATGGGATAGAAACGAAAACGCTGGCCAGACTAGAGGGAATAGTGAGTCTGGTGAAAAGATGTCTCAGAGTGAATACAAGCAGAAGAAGAGTAAGCTGGAAGCTGAAGTGACTACTCTTCACAACCAGCAGATGGCTATTAAGATTCTTATGAACTCTTTGTATGGTGCCTTGGGTAACAACTACTTTAGATACTTCGATCATCGCGTAGCGGAAGCTATAACAACGTCTGGCCAGCTTTCTATCAAGTGGGCAGAGAAAGCTATTAACGAAGAGATGAATAATATACTTAGTACTCTTGGTGAGGACTATGTGATTGCAATCGATACTGACTCATTGTATGTGAACATGAAAGGTATAGTGGAGCAGTTCAAACCTAATGATCCTGTTAAGTTTTTAGACAAGATCTGTAAGGAACACTTTGAGAAGATCCTCAACCGAGCGTATCAAAGACTTGCTGATAAGATGAATGTCTTTGAGAATCGTATGGAGATGTCCCGTGAAGTGATTGCTGATAGAGGTATCTGGGTTGCTAAGAAAAGATACTTCTTAAACGTAATAAACAACGAAGGTGTACAATATGCTGAACCTAAGTTGAAGATTATGGGTATTGAGGCTATCAAATCATCTACACCTCAAGTGTGTAGAGATAAGATGAAGGAGATCTTCAAGGTTATATTGAACTCGAGTGAAGACGAGACTCAAAAGTTTATTGCTGACTTTAAGAAAGAGTTTAAGAGTTTAGATCCTGAGGCTGTATCGTTTCCTCGTGGTGTATCTGATATTGATAAGTGGATGGAACCTGGTAGTAAGATCTATGGTAAGGGTTGTCCTATCCACGTTCGTGGGGCTCTTCTCTATAATCATTATGTTAGAAAAATGAACTTAACAAAGAAAT